TAGCAGGGGCAGTTAACATCGGTGTGCCCGCTGCTGGTTTTGCATATGGCTATGCAAGTCTGCCTAGAAATTTTGATGAAGCACAAGAAGGATTAAAACAATCAGAGGAAGGTGCAACAAGATCGGTAGATGAAGTTTTAAGTGAAGAAGATTTAGATAAAAAATTACAAAAAATAGATCAAGCAAAACCATTTCCAGGGGATTTACAATTTAAAGCAGATGGTGGCATGATAGGTTTACCACCAGAGTTTACAGGAGAGTATGCAGAAACAAAACTAGCCATGGGCGGTGAGCCAGGACAATTTAGCAATCCAACGCCGTCAGGTTTAGAAGAAGAGATTGACATTGGCGATTACTTGTTAGATGCACCATACGAGTCTGTCGAAGACTTAGATAATTTATTTGATATTACACGATCAGCAGAAGATGCTTTTCAACGAGACAGTGGTTTTTTAGATGATCAAGTTGTTGAAGTAGCAAGTCGAGGTGATGCACTGAAAGAAGGTATAAAATATGTTTTAGGTGAAGTGCCAAACTGGGTTAGACAAGGTAAGGAAAGAATACAAAAAATTCTTCCTAAAACAGGACAAGATCTTATCGATGAAATAGAAACACGAGCATTAAGCGAAGGACTAACACCAATAACAAGATCCGAACCAGGACAGTTATTTTACTCACGACTAGAAGCAGAACTCATGCAAGGGCCGAAAGTATACGAGAGTCTTGATGCGTTTAAGAAATATACGCAATCACGAAATATTGGAAAAGTAGAACTATTTGATTCAGAGTTAGAGAGAATTATTTCAAGTGCTCAAGCAGCAGGTAGACCAATTACAAGAGAGCTTGTATTAGGAGCATTAAAAGAATCACCACTTTCAAAAGTACAATCAAAAGGATATGGGTTTTTATCAGACGCTTTTGATGGCAAACAAAGAAGTCTTAAATATCCAGGTTACAAAGAAGATGGGGCACTGCCAGGAACCGATAGAGAGCGGTTGTTGTTCGTTGATCCGAATGACTTGCGCGGTGATCCAGGAAGATTGCCTAGCACTGTATCGCCCCATAGCTGGGAAGAACCATACACGATTGCTTGGTCGCGGCTCTCGGACCGTGATCTAGGCGGCGCTTATACTGGTAAGACCGTCACGTTCGCTGATGAAATACAGTCAGATATTTTTCAAGCGGCACAAAAAACAGCAGGCAAACTTGCAGCAAAAATAAAATACATGGCGGAGAACAACATTCCGTTAGACACGATGAAAAATGAATTACAAAGAGACATGATGACATTCTTCGCGGACAAAGGCTCGGTATACAGAGAGAGCTTACCAGGCGCCGCTGAATTACAAGTAGAGATGCAAGCATTAATGGATTTACAAGATCAACTAACAGCTTTAAAGAATACACCTGTACCAGAGATTACCGATGATATGCTCGACGCTGCAAAGAACATTAGGTATCAACAAAACGATATTATTGACAACATGACAGAAGAGTTAAATTTACAATTAGTTAAAACATTGTATCCAAACTTACCTTTCAAGTTACGCGGACAATGGGCCGATGCCAGTATCAAACGAGATATTTACGAAGCGGCGTATCGTAAGTTTGTTTTAAAAGATCCAAACGCTACGGATTACTACGCGGTAACACCAGCAAACTTAGTCACAGCGAGATACTCGCATGCAGGATCTTCGGCAACATCTCAAGCAGAGAGGGCAGCTGATAAAGCAGAGAGAATAAAAAGATGGGTAGATGGTGGTATGGAAGGAGAGTTAGCTCCGTCGAAATATCCTGGCATTGGTATGTATGAGTTCTACGGTGGACCTGGTGCTGATGTTGTGACCGATACTGGAAAACACTACACCAGTGAAATAGAGAAAATACTAAAACGTATTGCAAATGAAAACCAAGTTCCGTTGGAAACATTACCAGTTAAAATATCAGATTATAAACGCGAAGTGTTTCAAGTGGTGGACAGAACAACAGGCGAAGTTCTTGGCTCTGGTAATACAGGAAGACAAGCAGATGCAATTGCTAACGATATTATTGCTAACTCAGATAGAAAGGTTATTGTCAAAAGAGCCGAAGAGTTTGACACGGCGCCTAGTTTTGGTATAGAATTAACGCCTTCAATGGCGGAGGCATTTAAAGCATACATGGCCAAGGGAGGTCTTGTAGAAGAGGAGATATTATTACCTTATGGCGATTGATAAAAGAGTTTTACCCGACATTCAAGAGGATGATCCACGTAGAGAAGCTGTCACTGTAAATATTGCAAACGAAGAAGTAGGAAACGTTTCAATGATGGAGGACGGTTCCGCTATTATCGGTGATGTATCACCAACACCAGACATGGATTTTGATTCTAACCTAGCTGAATTTATTGACGAGTCAGAATTAGGAATCATTGCTTCTGAATTGATGGACAAGTATCAACAAGATAAAACATCAAGAGAAGAATGGGAAAACAGTTATAGAAAAGGATTAGACCTTTTAGGATTTCAATACAAAGATAGATCTGAACCATTTCAAGGAGCCAGTGGCGTTACACACCCACTACTAGCAGAGAGCGTTACACAATTTCAAGCACAGTCTTATAAAGAATTACTGCCAGCAAATGGACCCGTAAACACACAGATAATTGGTAAAACAGATCCTGCAAAAGAAGAGCAAGCAGAACGTGTAAAAGAATTTATGAATTATCAGATTACGCACGTCATGGAGGAGTATGATCCAGAGCTTGATCAAATGTTATTTCATTTACCTTTAGCAGGTTCAGCATTTAAAAAAGTTTATTATGATGCAGGACTACAAAGAGCGGTGTCTAAATTTATTTCTGCTGATGATTTGGTTGTGCCGTATTCGGCAACTGATTTATCATCATGTGAAAGAATAACTCATATTGTAAAAATGAGTGAGAATGAAGTTAGAAAACAACAAGTGGCTGGATTCTACAGAGACATTGAACTTCAATACACAGACAACGAAGATAAGATATTAGAGAAGGAAAGAGAAATAGAAGGCACTAAAAAAATTGGTGTTGATGAAGAATATACTCTTTTAGAGATACACGCTGATTTAAATATTGAAGGTGTTGATGAGGACGATGGTATTAAAGTTCCTTATATTGTTACTATTGATGAAGGCTCATCGGAAGTTTTATCTATTTATAGAAACTACAAAAAAGAAGATAACCTAAGAAGAAAAAATAAATATTTTGTTCATTATAAATTTTTACCAGGTTTAGGATTTTATGGATTTGGTTTAATTCATATGCTTGGTGGTTTATCAAGAACTGCCACAGCTGCTCTCAGACAGTTAATTGATGCAGGCACATTATCAAATTTACCAGCAGGATTTAAAGCAAGAGGACTTCGTATTACAGATGATGACGCTCCACTACAACCAGGTGAGTTTAGAGATGTTGATGCACCATCAGGTGATTTACGTGCAGGTCTTATGCCACTTCCTTACAAAGAACCAAGTGCAACATTATTTCAATTATTAGGTTTCTGTGTTGACGCGGGAACACGATTTGCAACTGTAGCTGATCAAAAAATTGGTGACAGTGTTGCAGCGAATGCACCTGTTGGAACAACAATGGCACTAATGGAACGTGGCACAAAAGTCATGAGTGCTATTCACAAACGATTACACTACGCACAAAAAGTAGAGTTTCAACTACTAGCAAAAATATTTAAAGAATCTTTAGCTCCTGGTTATCCTTACAAACCAGCGGGACAACAAGGATTAGAGATGATTAAACAACAAGATTTTGATGATCGTGTTGATGTATTACCCGTTTCTGATCCAAATATATTTTCTATGTCTCAACGTGTTACGTTGGCACAAACACAATTACAATTAGCACAAGCTAATCCTCAAGCTCACAACATGTATGAAGCGTACAGACGAATGTATGAAGCTTTAGGAGTAAAAGATATTGTTTCTATTCTCCCTACACCAAAACAACCACAACCAGTTGACCCTGGTATGGAAAATTCACAAGCTATTCTCGGACAAAAACTTCAAGCATTTAGAGGACAAAATCATTTAGCTCACATTGATGCACACCAAGCACTAATGACGTCCGTTTTAGTAAAAAATAACCCACAAAGTTTAATTTTATTAGAGTCACACATTATGGAACACGTTTCTTTACAAGCTAGAGAAGAAGTTGAAGAAGAATTAAAGCCAGAAATAGAGCAACAGGCACAACAATTTGGTGGACAACTACCTCAAGAGGCACAAATGCAAATTCAAGAAATTGTAGAAGCTAGAACAGCAGAGAAAATAGTCGAAATGACTGAAAAAATGATTCAAGAAGAGCAAGAATACCTTGATGAACAAAGCACAGACCCTCTAATTGATCTAAAACAACAAGAAATTAACTTAAAAGCAATGGATAATGAGCGAAAAGCTAGTGTTGATAGTGCAAAGTTAGAATTAGATGCTGCAAAATTACAGCAAACAGCTAAATTAACGCAAGATAAGATAGATTCACAAGAAGATATTGCACAATTACGTGCAAATGTTAATTTAGAAAAACAAAATGGACAAAATACTAACCGCGACAGATAAATTACAAGAATATTTTAACGAATTGATGACTTTTGCCGATACAGGCGTAACAAATCAAGAAGAACAGATACTTTTAGCGGGTGCAATGATGGCGGTAGCTAAAATGTTGTATCATAACAATCTTTCGGAACATGAATATAACAATATTATGGATCATAACGGAAGGGACTTGCTAAATCTGTTAAAACCCACTATACATTAATGAGGAGATAACCATGGCATTCAAAAGACCAAAGAAAAAAGACAAGAAAAAAATAGATAAGGATAAACTATTTAAAAAATTAATTGAGGATTTGAAAAAGAGAAAACTCGGACCTTTTCGTGATAAAACTCCAGAAATGAAACCAATGCCTTACAGACCAGGGAAAGATAAAATGCCAAAACCAAAACCAATGCCATACAAACCAGGGAAAGATAAAGAAAAAATGAAACCAGTTCCTTTGGCAAAGGGTGGTTTTCCAGATTTAAGTGGTGATGGTAAAATTACTAAAAAAGATATTCTTATGGGCCGTGGTGTAATTAAAAAGAAACGTGGTGGACCAGTGGATTCTCCGAAGAAGAAGAAAAAGAAAACTAAAAAAGGTGGTCTTTTAGCTATTGGAATTGAAATAATTAAACCTAAACCAATTTCTGCTGCTGATGGTGGCGAAGTAAATGGTTTGAAAAAAATGGGCATGAGAAAAGGTGGTCTAGCAAAAGCTATAGGAGTGTTTCCTTTAGTAGGTGCCAAAGGAATTAAAAAAACTGGTGCACTAGCAGGTAGACTAGCTAAACGTGGTTATGGAAAGGCAAGAAGATGAAATTTAAAAATGCAAAAATGACTATTGTCCCTCAAAAAAATCCGTTTCCAAACACTAAAGTAGCTTCAACAGCAGAGCAGGTTTTCTCTCCTTTTGTAGTGAAACAGAATAAAGGAAGTGGACCACAAGGGCAGACAAGCAAAGCT